CTTTTGCACATCCGATCGCCGACGCTCTTGAGCGCATCTAGCTTGGCGCTGGCGTTGATGGACAGGTCGCCGCCGACGCTCTTGAGCGCATCTAGCTTGGCGCTGGCGTAGATGTACAGGTAGCCGCCGACGCTCTCCAGTTGAGGCGCATCTAGCTTGGCGCTGGCGTAGATGGACAGGTCGCCGCCGACGCTCTTGAGCGCATCTAGCTTGGCGCTGGCGTAGATGGACAGGTCGCCGCCGACGCTCTTGAGCGCATCTAGCTTGGCGCTGGCGTAGATGTACAGGTGGCCGCCGACGCTCTTGAGCGCATCTAGCTTGGCGCTGGCGTAGATGTACAGGTCGCCGGTCACTTTCGTGACATTCTTATACTTCTCGGCATCAGCTTGTGTGCTGATGACCAAATTCCCGGTGTAGGGTTCTTCTTTCGCCATTTGATTGCCCCTTAATCAGCCAACATGAATTAGGTAGATCGCGATCTGTGCGGCGCAGATGATGGTCGCTGCGAACAAGATGCAGGCGCCCAATCGGACGGCCTCATGTGCGTAAGCGGCCATCACGCAATCTCCCGCACATGATCGGCGCGGCGCGCGGAAGCGCCAGCAAGCCACTCGTTCACATGATCCTGAATGCTGTCGGCGTGCGTGCCGGTCGTCAGCGCGTTAAAGATGATGTTGTAGATCGCACCTTCGGACGTGCCGGGGAGGTTCTTGACCTCGGCTTCGGCATGACGGGCATCGCGGTATCCATCGAGATAGATGGCGTCGATTGACCAATCGCGGCGGTTAATGGGGCTGATGCTGATAACGGCGCGGCCATCGACAAGGCCCGCGCGGACGCCCTGATCGGTCAGGAGCGCCAGTTCCTCAAAGCGGTGTTCGATTTCGTAGGCCATGTGTCTCTCCCTCAGAGGCCAGCCACCGCGTCAGCGGCGGCCTTGCGAGCGATCCGGTAATTTTTCTGAGCGGCCTTAAGGGCCTCGACGTCAGCAGCCGGCGTCGGAGTGAAGGAGGGGGCGCAGAAGGTCTCATTGACCTTGGCCTGAGCGGCCTTGACGGCATCCGCCGCAGCGCGAACTTCGCTGTTGTGCGCAAGCATATGAGCGGTGACGTGCTTGCTTCCGACTGTGCTGGCGCCGAAAGCGTTCTGGCCAGCCCATTCAGCGAATTCGCGAGCCCATCGGGTGTGTTCGGTGCTGTTGGCCATGTGTCTCTCCCGATCTGATGGAGAGACTATAGTTGGCAGATTGCCAATCCGTCAAGCACGAAGTTGGCGAATTGCAAACTTTTTTATTTGTGCAATGCGGTAATTTTACCTAAGCGGCTTTGCGAAGCTTTTCGTAAACCTCTGCCGGTAAACGGCTTCCGTCGCCGCAGAAGGTCCAATCCAGGGGGATGCCGAAGCGTTCGCGGATGGCTACGGCTACATCCAAAGAAATGCGCCTGCGGCCCTTTTCAAAGGGATTGTAGACCGTTTTATCCACACCGATCTGTCGGCAAAATTCGGCCTGCTCCTCGAATCCGAGGGCTAGTCTCGTCTGTATAAGGCGGCGCGCGATGGCGATAACTGAGTCCATGTTGGTTTGCATTTCACCAACAAGGGTGCGTTCCGGCGATTGGAGTTCTGCCAACACTTGACGGATTGGCAATCTGCCAACTATAGTTGGCGTCATGCCAACCTCTGTCTCGGAAATTCTCACTTCACTGGGCACCGGACACGTCGCGGCGACGCTTCGCGTTGATCCGTCGACCGTCAGTTCTTGGAAGGCGCGAGGGTCTATCCCCAGCTCGCACTGGCTCGGATTGGTCGACATGGCCGGAAGCAGCGGTCGCAACGATGTGACGCTTGAAGCTTTGGCGCGACTGCACGCCCGGCCACTCGACGAGGCCCGCGCATGACGCGGGAAACGCAGAACGATTCCCATGTTTCATTCCCCTTACCGAAGGCGGGGGGAGTATATGCCTACAGTCGCGTTCTGCAAATGTCCGGCCATGCGGTTCCATGTTACCAGTTGTCAAAATTGGTCGACGGAACCTGTGGTTCCCGCGCTGCGGTCGTATTAACCGCATTAAATATTCATGACCGGCTGTGGATTGCGGGGCGGCTGCGCAATTTAGCCTCATTCAAAAAATCCCCCAAAGCTGACGAGCGGCTCCCGGCACATTCAACTGTTCCGGGAGACCGCTCGTCTCCTCTCGCGGCATCGGTTGGGGGTGCTGCTGGCCGCGAAAACAGTAAAGCGTTGTGTGGAGTATCTGCGTCATGGGTTCAGTATCGAGTATCGACGCCGCTAGGGCGAGAAAATCAGAGGGACAAGAAAATCCCCTCAAGGACAAAATCGTCCCTCGTAAATTTTCCGCTGTCGCCAAAGTGCTTTGGCCGCAGAAAACGGCAGCCGAGCTGGCTTACATCGCCACGACAGACGAGCGCACCGCCAAGCGGTGGCTACGCGGTGAACACGAGCCGCCCCTGTCAGTCATTCTCGCGATCATTCACGAAATGCTGCGCGAACAGAAAGAACTCGACCTCAGATAAGGAGGCCGCATGACCAACGCTCCGCGTCCATCATGGATTCGTGAACATCTCAACGGCGCGCAGCGCACGGTCATTCGTGATTGTATTCTGGCGGCCGCCGGTGTCGCGCTCATTACCGTTACCGCATGCTCGATGGGCAACGCCGCGCCAGTGACATGCGATCAACGATCATGTTCCGACTGGAAGGGGGTGGTGCAACATTCCGGACAGTTACCCGAACAGCATAACAGCAGGCCCCGGCGCGGCAGTTTCTTCGCCGGGGCCGTTGATGCAAACGGCAATGCCGTCATTGTTGGCCGGCGTCCCGAAGGTTGCCCGCGCGCTCACTGCGGCTGCAGCACATCGCTTTACATCTTCGGCAAGATCAAGCCCCACCTGAACCTGGCTGCAAACTGGATGAAATTTCCTCGCACGTCACCGGCATCGGGGATGGTCGCCGCTCGGCGCGGTCACGTCATGGTCCTTATCTCGCAAGTCGAAGGCAATGACTGGTTGACTTGGGACCCCAACAGCGGCGGCGGCTTAACTCGCCAGCACGTTCGATCATTGCGAGGCTATCGGGTCGTCAATCCACACGGCGCGTATGCGCAGCGCTAATGGGTCTTATGCGGGGAGGTGAGAATGTCTTGCAAGGATCACGAAATGATCGCCCGCGTGATCCAGGCTAGATTTGGCGTGCAGCGCGCCGATGCTGAAGACGCAGCAAGCCACGGCCTGATGGCCTGTATCGAGTATGGCAAGCAAGACCTTCGCTACGCAATAGCGAGCGCAAAAAACTTTGTTCGCGATGGGTTCAAGGAGCGTAGGTTTAATGATGCTCCAGTGGAGGACATTTTTGAAGATTCAATCCATCTTGCTACGGCCCCCGGTCAGGAACTTACTATCGAGGCTACGCAAGTGATTGAAAGGCTAATGAGCCTTCCTCCTCGCCAACGAGAGGTGATGGCGCTCACAGCTTGTGAGTATACGCCATCAGAAATCAAAAACTGTCTTGGTGTAAGCACTAAGGCGGTTAATCAGCGATTGGTGGCGCACGTAAAACGATGCGGTCTACATGCGACCGCGAGGCCGAAGCTAGACGCTTCATTGGTGTGAGCCGCTACTACAGAAAATTTGCAGCCAAAATCAAGGCAAACGGTAAGACGATTTATCTCGGGTTGTTTCCATCTGCGGAGGAAGCAGCGCGGAAGTACGACGCGATGGCCGTTCAGCTTCTTGGCGAGGGCGCGAAGCTGAACTTTCAACCTGCGCCTTAAACTGAGATAACCAACGAGGGAAACATGAACGGAAGCAATAGCGAAGGCCAACTTAAGTCGATCATTGATCGCCTCGAAAATCGCGAACAGGCGAAGGCGGAAATAGCCGACGAAATCAAAGAAATTCTCAAAGAAGCCGAAGGCAACGGCTTCGAGGCAGCCGCGTTGCGCGCCATCGTCAAGGAAATCCGGCTGGACAAGGCTAAGAAGGCCAAGCGCGCGGAGTTGGCGGAAACAATCGACACCTACAAGGCCGCACTCGGAATGCTGAGTGACCTTCCGCTCGGGCAGGCGGCTATTGCGCGGAACGTTCTGCCTGCCGGTTAACGTTAGTTTGTGTGCGTATCTCGCCCTCGAATAAGCAGGGCAGCGGCTAATTCGGGAGCCGTAAATGGTTCAAGTAGCTACAGCGACACCTTCACAAGTAGATCAGCACGAACGATGGAAAGCGGCACGCCGCGCGATTGAATCGCGGGCCATCAGGCCATTGCCTGCTCCAAAGATCGACAAGACCCCTATCTCTATTGACGACGACAAGCACAGGCTTTTGGCGGAAAAGGCCAAGCTTATCGAGGAAATATACGAGCTGAGAGCCGAAACGTTCGAGAGCCAGGAACGGAAAGCCGCACTTGATGCGGAAATAGACGAGTTGATATTCCGTCTCAACCGATATCACGACTCGTTTAACGACATTCAGCTTCGTCGCGCACCTAATATGCGGATCATCAAGGAGGTGGTGTGCAAGGCGTACAAGATTTCGATGGTTGACATGCTTTCGCAACGCAGGACCGCGCAAATCGTGCGGTCACGGCAGATTGCGATGTATGTGTGCAAGATCAAAACCATGAAGTCCCTCCCCGAAATTGGCCGGGCCTTTGGCGGAAAGGACCACACCACCGTGTTGCATGCCGTTCGCAAGATCGAGGACATGCGGCTTCGGGATATCGAATTCGATATTGAAATTTCGTCGTTGTTGCGTGCGTTAACACCGGAGGAAGCTCGTGAGTGATTGGTCCGAACAGGAAGACAGTTACCTTCGGGAAAAGTGGGGCAATACGAACGCGGCGGAAATCGGCGGCGAAATTGGCCGGACGAAAAATGCCGTGATTGGACGGGCGCACCGGATTGGTTTGGAGGCTATCAAACGGGCGTCGAAGCGCCCGCGAAGCTCAAGGCCACCTAGGGAGAAACGGATGTATTTCAAACCCGAGTACAAAAGGATCGTCCCGCCGAGCTTGTTTGCACCGCCGTCCTTGGCGGTCAGTATTCTGGATTTGGGGCCGCTCCAATGTTCGTACATTGAGGGCGATGACCGGCTGTACTGCGGCCAGCCATCGGTTCCAGGATCGCGGTGGTGCGCGTTTCACTATCGGGTGGTGTACAGGCCTATCGACCACGAACAGCGCTCCAGATCGAAGCTGGCGGCTGAGTAAAGCGTTTTGTAGAAACCGCGTTATCGAACTCCGTCCTTCAGGCATCAGACCTTGGACTGGTATCCTTTTAATCCGACCGAATTTCGGCGCGACACGTATCACTTGTCTGCTGCGGCAGACGGGATTTATCGGCGGCTAATCGACGAGTACATGGTCACAGGGAAGCCCCTGCCTGACTCTGACGCGGCGCTGGCCGGGATAGCCCGTGTGACAGAAGACGAATGGCTGACGCACCGTGACGTTCTGCGAGCCTTCTTTAAGGCCGTGAATGGCAAGTTGGCACATAAGAGGTGCGACAAGGAACTGAATGCCCAGCGCATGCGTGCGGCAGACCGCTCCAAGCGAGCAAAGGAGGCTGCAACGCTTCGGTGGGCAAAAGAGAAAATAAAACAACGTGATAGATGCGGGCCGCATGCCGAAGGCAATGCATCTGCAATGCCGATGTTTGCTACAATACATAACAATACAAATCCTCTTTCTACGGTCGGAGAGGAGGATAGGCAGAGGCCAGCCGAGTACGTGCCTCGTAGCCCGAACTTTGGGAAAAGCCTCAAGAGGGCTCCGTAGGATCAACAGGTTTATCAACAGGCGGTGAAGAATGAGAGCCGGGCGCAAACGTAAGCTTGGCGTAAAGCGTACCCCTTCGGGGGCTATCTCGCGTGCGAAAGACGGAATTCACCCTGAAACGCTGGCGGTTCGCGAGCGTGAACTAGCGCGGGACGGCATCATTTTGGAATTTAGAAAACTGGAATCCGGGCGCGAGGTCTGGAAGCGGACAGCCGAAGACAGGCTATCGGGCTATACGCTCGGGAAGCTTTTGCTGCGCCACCGGCAGGACAAAACCAAAGGGATCACACAGCAACAATTCGATCTTGGGGAGGCATGGGGCAGCTTGGCGATGACCCGCAAGTCGATTGACGATAGCCGCAGGCTTTCGGCCAAAAGCGCCAGTTTTGTCATGGTCGCTGGTGGTGTGTCGAATGTCGAAATGAACGATGAACGGGCAGGGCGCATCAAATCGAAGTGGGACGATTGCAACAAAGCGATAGACAGAAAATTCCCCAGATCGGCATGGAAAGTCAGGCAGGTTCTATACGGCGTTTGTGTTGAGAATTGGCCGTTAGCCCAAGTTTCTGAGAGCGATCTTGAGTTGTTACGCACAGGGTTAGACACAGTCGGTGAGGCGCTTGGTTGACATGGCCGATTGCCAGCGCATTATATGCACCATGCACTAGCCCGCCCGGAGAAATCTGGAGCGGGTTTTTGCGTTTAACGCTCACTGTCCACTCTGTTTCTCCCAACATCGACTAGGGCCGTCTCCTAACCGGGGCGGCCCGTTCTTTTGAGGAGTGCATGGGCAAGAAGACGAAAGGCAAGGGGATTGGCTCGGTCATCTGATTACTCGCAGGACATAGCCTCATTGATCTGCGAGGAGCTTGCCAAGGGGCATTCGCTGCGCTCGATCTGTGAGCGCGAAGATATGCCGGCGAGGTCAACCGTTTTCCTTTGGCTTCAAGAACATAAGGCATTTTTGGACCAATACGCACGCGCGCGTGAGGCCCAGGCGGATTATTGGGCTGAGCAGATCATTGAAATATCGGACACTCCGCTAGATGGTCAAAAGACAGAGGTCAGCGAAACCGGAACCAAGACCGTCACGGAGGATATGCTTGGCCATCGGCGGCTCCAGGTCGACACGCGCAAGTGGCTAATGGCCCGGCTGGCCCCCAAGAAGTACGGCGACAAGATCACGCAAGAGGTGACTGGTGCTGACGGAGCTCCGCTCGTCCCAATCATCAACATCAGCGGACGCCCTTGATTTACACCTGCACCCGAAGCAGTGGGTAGCATTCGAGACTGAGGCGACGGAGGTTCTTTACGGCGGGGCCGCCGGTGGCGGCAAGTCACACCTGATGCGTATTGCTGCGGTTGTCTGGTGCTCGGCAATTCCAGGGCTGCAGGTCTATCTGTTCCGCCGTATCCGAGACGATCTGGTCAAGAACCATATGGAGGGCCCGAAAGGGTTCCGGTCCATGCTCGCCGGCTGGGTGTTGGCTGGCTGGTGCGTCATCGTTGATGACGAAATCAGGTTTTGGAACGGCTCAAAGATTTACCTGTGCCACTGCAAGGACGAGAAGGACATCTACAAATACCAGGGCGCTGAAATCCACGTCCTGCTGATTGACGAGCTGACCCACTTTACCGAGACGATGTATCGGTTTCTGCGCAATCGCGTGCGCATGGTCGGGCTGTCTGTTCCTGCGCAATATGCCGGCTCGTTTCCGCGCATTTTGTGCGGCGCAAACCCCGGTAACATTGGACATTTGTGGGTCAAGATGACCTTCGTTTCGGCGGTTGAGCCGATGACTATCACGCAAATGCCGCCTGCTGAGGGCGGGATGCAGAGGCAGTACATCCCGGCGCGCTTGGAAGACAATCCAAGCATGACGGTTGACGACCCTGGATACGAGGGGCGACTAGAGGGTCTTGGTTCTGAAAGCCTCGTGCGCGCCATGCGCTGGGGTGACTGGGACGTTATCGAGGGCGCGTTCTTCGACTGCTGGGATGCCAAGCGCCACGTCGTTAGGCCGTTTGACATTCCAGAGAACTGGACACGGTTGCGATCCGGGGACTGGGGCTCGGCCAAGCCGTTTAGCTTTGGCTGGTGGGCGGTTGTCGCTGACCCGTACAGGGCTGGCTCGATCCTGCTGCCACGCGGCTGTCTGGTTCGCTACAGGGAATGGTACGGCTGCGTACCCGGCAAGCCGAATGTTGGGCTGAAGATGCATGCCGATCAGGTCGGCTTGGGCCTTCTGGATCGCGAGAAGGGCGATCCAAGAATAACCGATGGCGTGCTCGATCCTGCGGCCTTTGCTGAGGATGGCGGGCCGTCAATTCACGACCGGATTGTGACTGGTTCTGGCAATAAGGTGTTCTTCCGCCCGGCGGACAACAAGCGCGTGCCGGGACGCGGTGCCCTGGGCGGCTGGGACCAGATGCGAGGCCGCTTGATCGGGGATGGCGACGGCAACCCAATGGTTGTCTGCTTTTCGACGTGCGTTGACAGCATCAGGACAATCCCCGCGCTGCAGCACGATCAGTCAAAGCCTGAAGACCTAGACACCGACGCTGAAGACCATGCGGCGGACGAATGGCGTTACGCCTGCATGTCGCGGCCTTGGACCGGGGCTGAGAAGCCGCCTGAGAAACCGCGCCGCGACCGCTGGGATCGCGAAGACGAGGACACGGACAATTGGAAAACAAGGTAGGGAAGGAGGGCGAGTCCGACGGCAAGCTTTCCGTTGCCGATCTTGTCCGCATGTTTGAGGACTCTGAAGAGGCGACCCAGACTGCCCGTAAGCTGTCAGAACGCGACCGCGATTACGTCGATAATAAGCAACTAACCGCCGCCGAGATTAAGGCTCTCGAGAAACGCGGGCAGCCGCCGACGATCATCAACCGGATCAAGCGGAAAGTTGATTTCCTAGTTGGCGTTGAGAAGACGCAGCGGGTTGACCCCCGCGCTTTACCTCGCACGCCGAAGCACGAAGCCGATGCCGATGCGGCGACTGAAGCCCTGCGCTATGTGGCCGACACGGAGGACTACGACAGCAAGCGCTCGTCCGTCTGGCGCAACATGCTGGTTGAGGGGGCAGCCGGCATCAGCGTCTCTGTAGAGCCGAGTAAATACGGTCGGCCGCCGATGAGCGCCGGGCAGATGATGACCTCAACTGCCATGACACCTCCGGTCGAGATGGACATCAAGGTCCGCAAGGTCGCGTGGGATCGCATGTTTGCCGATCCTCATTCGAGCGAGGCTGACTATTCGGACGCTGGCTATCTGGGACTCGTTCTCTGGATGGACTTCGACGACGCTCTAAATAAATACCGGGATAACCAGAACGCACGGGAATATCTAGAAACGACGCTCGGAACGTCCGCGACAACGGACACCTATGACGACAAGCCTAAATACAACGTATGGGCCGACAAGAAACGTCGTCGGGTTCGTATCTGCCAGATTTGGGTCAAGCGCGGAGATGAGTGGCACTTTGCCGAGTACACCAAGGGCGGCATTCTGAAGGCCGGACCGTCTCCGTACAAGACAGACAAGGGCGAGAGCGACTGCGAACTGTTGTTCCAGTCGGCCTATGTCAATCGGGACAATGAGCGTTACGGCATCGTGCGAGAGATGATTTCCCCGCAGGATGAGATTAACAAGCGTCGCTCAAAGGCGCTGCACCTTCTGAACGTCCACCAAACGACCTTTGAGACGGGCGCAATCCCGGATATCGAAAAGTACCGGCGCGAAAAGGCCAAGCCTGACGGCACGATGGAGGTTGCGCCTGGCGCTCTGAGCGGACAGGGGCCTCGCGTCATCAGCGAAACCCGCTCTGACCTCGCGGACGGTCACTTTAAGCTATTGCAGGAGTCCAAGAACGAAATCGACCTCATGGGTCCGAACGGTACGTCTATGGGAGACAACACGCGCGGTGCCAGCGCGGCATCTGGTAAAGCTATCATTGCCAGCCAGCAGGGCGGCATGATCGAAATGGGAGACTTGCTTGATAGCCTGCGCCATCTCGACCGCCGGGTTTATCGGGCGATCTGGAACAGAATTCGCCAGTTCTGGACGGCCGAGAAGTGGATTCGCATTACTGACGATGAGCGGAACGTGAAGTGGGTCGGCATGAACGTCGATACCCAGCAGGTAGAAATGGCGATGCAGCATAACCCGGATGCAGCCAAGAAGATCGCGGGCGTGGTCGGGAGCCTTGCCGAGCTCGATTGCGATATCATCATTGATGATGCGCCGGACAGCATTACCCCGGCCCTTGAGCAGTTCCAGGCGCTTGTTGAGCTTAAGAAGTTCGACGCCGACAACGAATTGTCGTTCCGAACCATCGTGCGCGCGGCTCCGAACCTCCGCAACAAGGAACAGATACTAGCGGAGATGGACAAGGCGCAGGAAGCCAAGCAGGCCAATCCGATGGCTCAGCAGGCGCAGAAAATCCAGCTTGCTGGGGCCGTGGCGCAGGTCAAGGAGACCGAAAGCAAGGTCATGCTCAACATGGCTAGGGCTGGAGAAGCGCAGCGCCCGGAGATGGGACAGCCGGCGCAGCCTGACAGCTTTGAAATCCCGCCTGATCTTCAGGTGGCCAAGCAGGTAGCGGATATCGAATACGTCCGCGCCAATACGGACAACAAGCGCGTCATGACCGCCCTTGCGCCAATGCAGGCGCAGCACAGGGCGAGCGTTGATATCGCGGGTCTGAGGCAGAGAGAGCAGCAGGCCAAGCCGCAGGACGCGGCTTAAACCTATCCCCGCCGCCGGGGGTTATCGGGCGTTTGACACCGTGGGTCATTAAACACGGGCTGCCGCCGGGCTTCGGGGCGTATGTGACCTTTCACATTAAAAGGAAACCACTGTGGCTGATCTGGACAAAATCTTGTCCGGTAATGGCGCATCTGCGCCTGCGCCGGAAACTGCTGTTGAACAAGTAACGCAAGAGGCCCCGGAGACTGAACCGTCAACGGAGCAACCCGAAGCGGAAGGCACGGAAGCAACTCAGGGCGGCCAGAAAATGGTCCCGCATGAGGCCCTTCATGCCGAGAAGCAGAAGGTCAAGCGTTATACCGAAGAGGTTGCCGACTTCCGTAAGCAATTGCAGGAGTCAAACGCCGCTTGGGATCGCCGTATGGCGCAGTTCATGGAGGCCGTGAAGCCCAAGAAAGAACAGCAGACGCCGCCTGACTTCTACGAGAACCCGGTTGCCGCCACCCGTCATGAAGTAAATGGACTGGTGTCCCCGCAGTTCGAGCAGATGACACAGGCTTTGATGGCGAATGCCAGGCTTGTTGCCGGCGTCAAGTACACCGATGAAAAGGTTGACGAGGCAGAGCGTGCATTCATCGAGGCGATTCAGTCCAACAAGATCGACCCAGCCGACTACCAGAAAGTGCTCAACAGCCCGAACCGTTACGCGGCGGCTGTTCAATGGCATCAGCGCAAGCAGGCTCAGGAGGAAATAGGGGATGACCCCGCCGCGTTCCGGGCCAGGCTTGAAGCTGAAATCCTCACAAAGCACGGCTTGACCCCACAGGGCCAACAGCAGGGACAACAGCCTGTCGCCAACCCCACTGTCATGCCGTCGAACCTCGCAACCGCTCGCAGCGTTGCGCCACGTAGTGGCCCGACTTGGAGCGGGCCTACACCGCTGGCTGACATCTTCAGCCGGTAACATCGATTGCCCGTCGTGAGACGCGCGATCCCCGTGCAGCCGCAGCGATGCTCCTGCCAGAAGGAAAGCCAAAATGGCCGATACCCGCGCTACTGCTAATCTGACTCCCGAGCAGTGGGACGACAAGTTCTTCACGGAGTACCTGACCGAGAGCCGATATTCGGGCGAAATGGGTACGAGTGAGAACTCGATCATTCAGGTCAAGGAAGACCTGACCAAGAAGAAGGGCGACCGCGTTAACTTCGCGCTCGTCAACAAGCTCACACAGGCTGCCACCACCGGCAGAGATATGATGGAAGGTAACGAAGAGGACATGACCTCTCGTTCCTATGAGCTTGCCGTGGATAAGCGCCGCAATGCGGTGCGCTTTGCCGAGATTGATGAGCAGTACAACGCCTTCTCTCTCCGCGAGGCGGCTAAGGCCACGCTCAAGGAATGGTCGCTCAAGGATACCGAGGCTCTCATTGAGAAGGCCCTTGGCTCGATCAATGGCACGGCATTCACTAGTGCGGACCAGAACTCCCGCGATGCGTGGCTGGTGGATAACCGCGACCGCGTTGTGTTCGGCTCCGGTTATTCCGGTACCGATATGTCGGCGGGTCTTGCTGAACTTACCGCCGGAACGGCGACGGAATTGCTGACTACGGCCCACATCGACACGATGAAGCTGTATGCGGTCACCCGCGCCAATCCGAAAATTCGCCCCGTGCGCTCGGCCTCGAACGGCCGGCTGTACTATACGATGTACGCTCATCCTCTGGCGTTCCGTGACCTTAAGCGAGATACCAAGATTACGGACGCGCAGAAAGATGTGATGCTGGAAATGGAAAATAACCGTCTGTTCCAAGGCGGCGACCTTCTGTGGAACGGTGTCATCATCAAGGAGGCGCATGGTCTCTACGACACCATGACGATTACGGGCGAGGGCGACTCTTCGACCGTAGTTCCGGCCTTCCTTTGCGGTGCGCAGGCCATTGGCGCGGCTTATGCCCGTCGCTGGCGTTCGAAGACCGAAGAGTTCGACTACGGCGACAAGCACGGCGTCGAAATCTCGGCCATCTACGGCATCGGCAAAATCCAGTTCGGTTCCGGTGCTGGCGACCGCGACGATCTGAAGGACAACGGCGTTGTTACCGGCTGGTTCGCCAGTTCGACCTCGGCCTAAGTGAAGGAGCACAAGAACCATGGCTACTGTTAGCGCCGCACGTGCGGCTTCCACGCTCCCTGTGCCGGGTACGGGAAACCTTCGGGTTGCCCATGGCACCTACGAGCACGGCAGCAACCTTGCTGCCACCACCATCATCGAATACTGCCGCATTCCAAAGGGTGCGGTTGTGGTCGGTGGCTACTTTGCCGGTGACGACCTCGATACCGGCACTGAAGAGCTTGATATGGATATTGGCTGGGCCGCCAATGGCGTTGACGCTGCTGACCCGGACGGGTTCGGAAATCTCGGCGTCATCACTGGCGACGTGACCTCCCATATTGGCGTGGCGGGCATTTACTATCCGTTGCAGGGCAAGTTGTTCACCGATGGTCCGCAGACGTTTGGCGCTGAGACGGTCATCCAGGCCGTTGTCAACACCGATGCTGCAACCGGCGGAACGGGCACCACTTCTGTGGTTGTCTACTACTACGTCCCGTAAAAAATATGGGCGGCCGGGAAACTAGCCGCCCATCCCGCTATGAGGATGTCTAATGCCTGATATCAAGACACTCATTGAGCTTGAGACTGAGGCTTTCGGCATTCTGACGGGCAACGATCCGTCGCAAAGCCCAGCGACAGAAGACATTGAAACCATCGGCGAGTATGTGGGGCCTCTACTGGCCCAACTGTCGGTTGATGTGGTTAGTATTCCCGATAGTGACGAAATTCCGGTCGAGTATTTCCTGCCTTTGGCGCGGTTGCTCGCCAATGTAGCGGCCCCGAGATACGGGCAGGCATTCAACGAAGACGCGCGCATCAGGGATGAGGCCATATTGCGTAAGCTGACGGCGGCGCGGCCGACGTATGAAACGCTGAGAGCGGACTACTTCTAATGGTCGCCATCACGTTTCCGCTTTCGACATTCCCCGGTGAACGGCCATCGGAGGGCGCTGGACGACTTATAAACTGCCGAGCTGAACCTATTGGAGAGGGTGGGCGCGCTGCCGCTGTCCGTCATCGCGTGCCTGGGCTCAAATCATGGGGAACCTCGTCTGAGACGTTGTTTCGCGGCTCATTGGTGACGAGTTCGGCGGTGTATGCTGCCTTTACCGATCAGGTCGTGAAGTTCTCGTCATCCGGTGGGGCGTCAACTGCCGTTGACGGTCTAGATGGCGAGGACCGGGTATTCTTCGCCAAGAACAACAAGCGCCCGACCCCTGATGTGGTCATGGTCTGCGGTGCAGGGGCGTTCAAGATGGTGTCCGATGTTATTTCGGACCTTTCGGACGTTGATCTGCCATCCGCAATCGATGTCTGCTTTCTGGACGGATACTTCTTCTTCATTATCAATGATGGTCGGTGCTTCTCTTCGGGCCTGAACGATATTACGATCAACGCTAACGACTTCATCACGGCTGAGGCAAAGTCGGACACGCTTCTTCGCGGCATTCCATGGGTCGGTCAGCTTTGGTTGTTCGGTTCAACATCAATCGAGGTGTGGGCGGGCCAACCAGTCAACGACACTGGTTTCCCATTCAACAGAATTGCCGTAGTGCAGCGCGGTTTAGCCGGTCAAGGCGCTGTCGCCGGGTATGAGGATGGATTCGGCAAGGCGCTGCTGTGGGTTGGCGATGACAATGCCGTTCACATGGCGGCGGGTTATACGCCGCAGAAGGTTTCGACTCCTGATCTTGAGCGGCTTATTGCTGCTGTTGAATACAAAGACACGTTGAACGCAAGCGTCTACATCTCTGGCGGTCATGCTATTTGGGCACTGTCGTCCGATAATTGGACGTGGGAATTCAGCCTGAACACCCAGAAATGGAACGAGCGCAAGAGCTACTTGACGACGCGCTGGCGCGGCTCGCGCTCGTTCAACGCCTTCGGCAAATGGCTGTGTGGCGATACCGAGAGCGGCAATATCATTGAAATAGACGGCACGACGAAGACGGAAGTTGGAGAGCCGCTGATTGCCGAGTGCTGGTCCGCGCCGGTCCATAATTTCCCGAACCGCATTCGGGTTGCGCGAGTTGATATCGACCTGTCTACTGGCGTAGGCATTTTGACCGGCATCGACCCGAACGAGACCGATCCTGAGATCGAAGTGTCTCACAGCGATGATGGCGGATATTCGTTTACCCAGCCACGAAAGCGCAAGATTGGCCAGCAGGGCAAGCCTCTAAAGCGCGTGACGTTGTACAATAACGGCATTTCCGGGGCGCAAGGGCGCATCTATAAAATCACGATGTCAGACCCGGCTCACTTTGGTCTGATGGGCGGTGAAATGTCTGCCGAGCTAAGGGTTGGCTGATGGGTCGCATTAACGTTCCAGAACCAGGCGTTCCGCTCGTCGACCCCAACACAGGGATTGTCGATGCGCGCTGGTTCTCCAACGTGTTCAAGAAGCTGGAGGGCAATGCCGCTGCCGATCCGGGGCTCGGCATGTCGCATATCGTCGTCGGCGAACCCACTGACGGCGACAAGGGCGATGGCTCGATCAACGCGGAGGAAATTTACGAGGACGGCAAGCGTGTTTTTGTGCAGGCGGGAAATGCCGATGCCGGTGTGACCTACACACCGTGTGACCACGGCATCGTTTCCGGCGGCTCTATCACGCCCAATCCATCCAACGGGCCAAAGCAAGTCGTGGTAAACAATGGCGCGTTTCAGATCAATGCGACGGCAGAGATTGGCGACCTCGAATTGAGGATCATCAATGGATCAAGCGCTGGATCGGTCACGTTCTCTGGCTTCTCGAAGAAGTGGCCGAGCGACACCATGGCCAC